AGGAACCTAATGAACAACCCTGTGAAACTTCAGATTGGTTCTGATTCTTATGTGACCAATGGGAAAGTTATTATCTGTCTCATCGGACCCCCACATGTCAAGAACCGGCTCCTTACTTGGGAACAAGGTCAGATGATCAAGGATTCTCTGTACTCACGAGCCCAAGTCATGAGCGCTATCCGCGTCATATACCCTGGGGACGCCCTCCTGACGAGGGCAACTCTCAGACTCTTCAGATGGCACGAGTCATGTCTCTTGAGACATTCAAACAAAGGGTATGAAATTCTCAAAAGTTCAGAGAGCCTTGCCAAAGCTTATCTATCACTTACCACTAATGATACATTCGGGGACCAAGGTCCTTACCCACGAATGGTCGAGAAGATAAGGGCCAAGGAGTTCGATTATGGTACTCGGAAAGACTATATTGCTGACGACTTTGAGAACGTTGTTAAGGGACTCAAGACACAACAGGTTGTCGAGATATTTGGACTTCTTAAGGTAAGTGGTCATCCTCTCGTCGACCCATACCTTGGGGGAGCCTCAGCTGCTGAAATAGCACGAGAACCAGATCGTGTCCGGACGCGAGACGCGATTCGGATGCAATCAATGTTTAAGAAGACTTTCACGGAAGCGTTCATCAAGAGGGAAAAGGCTTGGCCCAAACTCGAATTCATTGACAAGGAAAAGAAGACAAGGCTTCAAGAGTACCGTGCTATGAACTACCTTGGAGGTCATCGCATGAAGTGCCCCCTAGAGGACTGGGAGAACATCCGGTTCAACCGGAACTTCGAGTTTGATTTCTGTCCTAATTTCTTGGAGATGATCGACGACAAGGCGATATCCCAGACAAGGACGAACATCGCCTCCAATTGGGACAGGGAGATTGAACCAACCACACATCGTCGACTATTGATAGAGATGATAAACCGTGAAGAGATTGACATCCGGCAGATTGTGTATATGGTGATGCGACGTGAGATCCCCTTTGATTGGTTGATCGTGTCTTTACATCCCAAAGAGCGTGAATTCAAACTAGCCCCTCGAATGTTCAGCATGATGTTAATGGAGATGAGAATCTTCTTTGCGGTGACAGAGATGAACCTAGCTGATACAATTTACCCATATATGGAGGCATTAACGATGACCGACAGTCGAGAGCAGGTTATGAAGAAATTCTTGGATATGACGGCAAAATCATCAGACGATGTCTCACAAGTGATGTTCCTCGAAATTGATCTGTCAAGAT